CTGCGGATGAACTGCCCAGGCGGGGATGTCTTTGAAGGTCGCGCCATGGCCACCGCGTTAACCCAGGTGAAAGCAAAAACCATTTGCCATATCGAGGGGCTTGCCGCTTCCGCCGCCACTTACGTCGCCGGTGCCTGCGATGAAGTAGAGATCACCCCTGGCGGCTTCTTCATGGTTCACGAAGCCTGGACGCTCACCATGGGCAATAAAGGTGATCACCAAAAGCAGATCGACTTACTGGCCAAAGTGGATGACAGCATTCTGGCCGATTACGAAAAACGCACCGGGGCAAGCCGTGAGCAGCTAATTGCCTGGATGGAAGCTGAAACCTGGTTCACTGCTGAGGAAGCCAAAGAGAACGGTTTCGTAGATTCCATCACTGAGACCGACCGCAAATCGAACCGTGCCGCCTGGAACCTAGCGGCCTATGCCAACGCACCGGCAGCGCTGACCAAGCCACCGACAGTTGAAGATCACTATAACCGTGAACAGGCGGAGCGTCGCCTGGCACTGTTAGAACGGCAATAGCGGGCTCCCGCTAGCCAATTCACCAAACCGCCTACGGGCGGTATTTTTTTCCTAGGAGAAACACCATGCCCAAGAGCATTCAAGACCTGCGGGAGCAGCGCACCAAAGCGGCTAAAGAGTGCCGCGAACTGTTGGATAAGCACCCTGGCGACAAGTGGGGTGATGACCAGCAGCAAAAGTACGACAACCTGGTTGGCAACATCGATAACTACGATGCTGAGATCAAGCGGCACGAAACCTTGCTGGATCGTGAAGCGGAAGATAAGCACCGCATTGAAGATCGTGCTAACCGTGACGGCATCTCAACCGATGAAGCCAATCACGTAAAACAGAAAGAGCAAAAGATTTTCCGTAACTGGATGCGCAATGGCGTTGATGGCCTAGATGATGAAGAACGGCAGCACGTTCACCAGCTTCGCCAGAAGATGATACAAAACGCCATGAGCACCGGTACCGGTAGCGAAGGTGGTTACCTTGCGCCCGATCAGTTTAGTGGCGAGCTACTGCAGGCGCTGAAAGCCTTTGGCGGTATGCGTGAAGTGTCTCAGGTCATCCAGACCGCTAGCGGCGTGGGGATCAACTGGCCCACCACCGATGCCACCACGGAAGAGGGTGAGATCGTCGGCGAAAACCAGCAGGTCACTTCAAGTGATACTAGCTTCGGTACGCTTCCGCATAACACCTACAAGTTCAGTTCCAAGTCAATCGCTATCCCGTTTGAGCTATTGCAAGACAGCCAGATCGATATTGAAGCGCACATCCGTAATTTGCTGAACCAACGCCTAGGCCGTATTACCAATCGGATGTTTACGGTGGGTTCCGGCGTCGGCCAGCCTCACGGCGTTCTGACCGGTTCACAAAGCGGAAAGATTGCGCCAACCGGTCAAACATCGGCCATTACCTATGACGACCTGGTGGACACTGAGCACAGCGTAGACCCGGCTTACCGTATGTCTACTTGCCGCTGGATGTTCCACGACCACACGCTTCGCGATTTGAAGAAGCTTAAAGACGCGGATGACCGCCCGATCTGGGTACCCGGTGTGGCCACTAAAGAGCCGGATACGTTGGCGGGTTATGGTTATGCCATCAATCAGAACATGCCCAAGTTGGGCGCGGGCAATAAGCCGCTGCTGTTTGGTGACTTCCAGAAGTACATCATCCGCGACGTAATGCAGGTTCAGCTGTTCCGCATGACGGACTCCAAGTACACCGAAAAAGGCCAGGTCGGTTTCCTCGCCTTTATGCGGGCTGGTGGCCGTTTGATGGATATTGGCGGAGCGGTTAAGCACTTCCAGTGCGCTGCCTCCTAAACCCATCGCGGGGCCCCGCGCCCCGCTGACCTGTCACTGCTAGGAGCACATCATGTCTACGAAGAAAACCACTCAGACTGCGGAGGTAAAGAGCCATGCTGATGAAACATCTAAAGATGAAGGGGCCACCCCCGAATCAACCAGCACTGCCGCCGAAACCGCAACAGCGGCCGATGCCGGTACCACCTCAGCAACGCCCGAACCACCGGCACCTGCCGATGATGGTACCGCCTCCGAGTTAACCAGCACCGGCGCAGGAACTTCAACAACGGCCGATGCCGGTACCACCCAAGCAATGCCCGAGCCACCTGCCGACGATGAGCCCTTGCCCGACCAAACGGTATTAATCCTGCGGGATGAAACTATTGGCGGTAAAGACTACCGACCGGGCCAAACCCCTAAGTTGCCGGGGACAGAGGTCGCGGCGCTGTTAGCCCGCAAGGCAGGCGACATCAACCCCAAGGCCATCGCCGCCGCTCGTAAGGCGCGCAACGGTTCGGCCAAAGAAGAAGCGGTGATCGAATGATGCGCTCCACACTGGTTGAGCCGCCATCGGTCGAGCCGGTCAGTGTGGCTGAGGCCAAGGTGCAGGCCGTAATCGAACATGATGAGCATGACGACATGGTGTCGCGGCTCATCATGGCCGCGCGGCAGGAAGCCGAGCAAATCACAGGTCGCGCACTGATCACCCAAACCTGGCGGCAACGGGGAAATCCCCAAGGCGGCGCAGTAGAGCTGCGCCGCTGGCCTGCACTGGAAGTGGTAAGTGTTAGCGATGACCGTGGCGTGTTGCTAGAAAGTGAATGGATAGCTCAGCTGGGTGAGTCACCATGCGTTGATCCTGTCGATCGCTTTGAAGGCGTGGTGACCGTGGTTTACAAGGCAGGCTATGGCATTGAGCCAGAAGCGGTGCCAGCGCCTATACGGCAATGGATTGTAGCCACTGCAGCATCTCTCTATGAACATCGTGAACGAGTCGTCACCGGCACCATTGTGGCGAAGTTAGAGTTTCTTGATGGTTTGTTAGATTACTACGTGGTGCAGCCAGTATGAGAGCCGGACGATTAAGACACCGCGTTACGCTTGAGTGGTGGGCAGAAGGTGAGCGTACAGCCTCAGGGGCTACCCCAACCGCCTGGCAAGTAGGTCAGGAGGTATGGGCTGATGTTGAACAGCTACGCGGTCGCACCCTATTCGCAGCCCAAGAGGCCAACGCCGAAACCACTGCCCGTATTCGCATCAGGTACAGGGCAGACATTGCCGCTGCTACAGGCAAAACCCTGCGCCTTCGCCATGGCGGTGTTACCTACCAACTGGAAGGGCGCCCGATTGATCTAGGTGGCCGCCGGCGCGAACTGGAGCTGATGTGCCATGAGTGGGTTTGATGTTTCGCTTTCGCCTTCACAGCTGAAGGCCGTGCAGGAAGAGCTCAAGCTGTTAGAGGAAGGGCTGAAAAACCGCGCATTGCGCGCTGGGCTGCAGGAAGTTGCCAAGCCGATCGTGCCGGACATGAAAGCCAACGTCGCGGTGCTAACGGGTGATCTCAAGCAGTCGCTGGGTAGGCGTGTTCTCAGTAAGCGCTTAAAGAACCTGTACGGCATTCCTGCTCAAGAGCAGGGCGTGTTTCTGGGTGCGGTGAGGAAAGTAAACGGCTACTCGCAGGACTATATAGCGCGCTTAGTAGAACACGGCGTTGACCCTGGATATCGCAGCGTAAAGCGAAATTTGAAAGGGCACCGTGCGCGTCGCCAGGATGGCCGCTACGTGTTTTACAGCTATGAATCCCCTGGCATCAAAGCTCAACCCTTTATGAAGCCAGCGTTGGCCCGGCACTCCAGTGGGGTGACGACACGCTTTTACAAAGGCTTGGGTAATTTCTTAGATAAGCAACGCCAGCGTGGAGCTATCTCATGATCAGCACGATCGTCAGTGCCCTCGGAGCTGCAGGTATTCACGCGAGCGAATCCAGCGAGGCCGATCCCAGCCGTGCTGACACGGCTCCCTTCCTGGTGGCGTTGGTAGACCCGGTGGTGAGCGGTCAATTATGGCCGCTCAATCTGCCGGCGGACGCTCCAGAGACCAACGGCGTTTACCAGCTAGCAGGGTGGTCTAGCGTGGAAGTGGATGGTTACCGGCTGGGCCGTGTTGACACCTATGTGCTCAGCTTGCGTGCCAAAGACTTTGACCCACTTCGCTTGATGACCACCGCTTTGATAGACCGAGTGGCCGACCATGCCGGTAATGAGAGTTGGGAAATCACCGATGCGGCAACGGATTACGAATTTGATCAACGCCAGTATCGGGCACATTTCGAACTGCAGTGTGCCACGTTAGCCAGTAGCCACATCACAACACCGGCGTCTTTTGTGCATCGTGTCACTAGCCTCGCTGCCCCTAATTCGTTGGCAACGTTTGAGGTCTCTCAAACCGTTACTGAGCAAGTCGCCATTGTACTGGTTGCCTCGCAAAGCGAAATAGATACCCAACGCCAAGTGATCAGTACAGCGCTCTTAGGGTTGGAGTTGGGTTCCGAGGCGGTTTCGCCATTGGAATATGAGCGTGGCGATCCGGTGGCTAGTTCTGGTCGCTATGTGTATTGGCGAGAGGTTTACCGCTATCAACGGCTGATCCACAGCGACTAGCCCTCTCACAACCCAGCGCCCGCACCTGCGGGCTTTTTTACGCCAGGAGGAAACGATGGCTAAAGGTGGCAGTTATGAAATGCGCGATGGCAAGCGCGTACTGGTGCATCGCACCAAAGAACCCTCGGAAACCAAACCGCGTGTAAAGCAGCAGCCCCAATCAAAAGCCGAGGCCGCTATCACCAAACCCGTAAAGGACAGTAACCATGGCTAAAAAATGGCGTAAGCGGCTAGTGGTCGCCAAAATCGAAGATACCTACGGCGCAGGTAGCGCTGACATGACCGGTGCCACCTTGCTAGAAGTCAAAAGCTTGGATGGTGGCAACCCCTATGCAGGCAACACAGTAGCCCGTGAAAGGGTGCGCGATGGTTTAGGCGGCTTTGAGCAAGTGAATACCAGCCCATATGTTGAGCGCACTTTCCGTGTGCCGCTGGCAGGTTCGGGAACCGCTGGTGAGCCACCTTCTTACGGCATCCTGCTTCGTGCCTGTGGGCTATCCCAAACAGTCGATACCACTACCGTTGGAAGCGAATCGGTCACCTATCAACCGGTCAGTGACAACCACGAAAGTATTGAGTTGTGGTGGGTTGAAGATGGTCAGCTGCAGCACTCCCCAGGAGTTCGGGGTACTTTCACCATTACCACCGATGCGCAGAATCTACCGCATATCGAGTTCAGCTTAACCGGCTTGTATAAGAAGACCGTCAACGGTGGTGATGCCAGTTTGGCAACGCGAGGCCCGCAGGCCAAAGAGCTGCCGGTGAATAAGCAAAACACGCTTGCCAGCATTGATAGCCACTTGGCGCGGATGAGCTCGTTTTCCATCAATGTGGGCAACCAAGTCGACCATACCGATCTGGTGAACCACGTATCGGTAGATATCAATAATCGTGACGTGACCGGCTCAACCAATATCGAAGCGCCGGATATTGCGACAAAAGACTACTTCGCCATGGTGGAAAGCCACAACGGTGTCACGCTCGTGGCGTTTTCGCTCACCCACAAAGATGCCGCGGAGCAAGAAGTGGTTATTGAAGGCGACCAGGTACAGGTGAACACGATCACGCCTACCGACAATCAAAGCAAGATTCACTACGACCTGGGGCTAAGCTTCATACCCAGCCCTGCTAACGACGACGATTTTCGTCTCGTCTTTAGGGCCACCCCCGCCCCGTAAGCCATCAATTCCGAATCACTAAGACCTCAACTGAATGCTTAAAGGAAGTGCCTAATGTTTACGCTAAAAGACATTCCCGACATCACCGTAGATGTGCCGGTACAAGTGCCCGGCGAGAAGAAAGCCAGCTCACTGCAAGCCACGTGGAAGCTTCATGACTGGGATGAATACCGAAAAAAAGCGGATGAACTTCGTGAAGGTAAGCTCAGTGATGATGATGTATTGAAAGATTTGATCAGCTTGGGCGGCGTTAAAGACGAAAAAGGTAAGCAGCTGGAATATACCGATGACCTTTTAAAGGCCGTGCTGAAAAAAACCTATGTTCGCCGTCCCTTGCTGCTGAGCTGGTTCGCCGCCCAGGAAGGCCGGCAACAGGCCGCTGCAAAAAACTAATTGGCGCGGGCCGGTTCTGGGCGGGGGATAGCGTAGAGGATAACCGGGCAGACGATGCCAAGGTGCTAGGCATTGAGCTGCCCGAAACTGACGAACCCCCGGCTCCCCTGACCTACGCGGTGTGGCGGGAGCACTGGCCCGCGCTCGAACAGTTTCTAAGCTTGCGGACACAATGGCGCGTGATCGCTGGGTTCGGGGGTAAAGAGTATCAAGGGCTGGAATATACCGCTCTTTACGGCCACCCCGCGTTTGCCCGGTTAAGCTTTGACGAACAGGATGAGCGGCTACATCAGGTGCAGTACATAGAAGCCGGTGCCTTGTGTGTGCTCAATGATACGAAGCAGGCGAACAGTGCTGATGACTACATTAGTGATCGCGTCAGCTATGAGGTTGCACTTCAGTTAGAACACCGCCTACAGCAAACGCAGTGGGTCAACGATTGGCATAGCGCACAGCAAGCGGAACAGGCGCTGTTAAGGGCGGGGATATTAATAGCATAGCCTTGCTAGCCAAATTTAACTGAGTGAGGTACGTTCCCTGTTGAGGTTACTTAATGGGGATAGTTTATGAGCCAGAACTTGCCGAATAGAGATCGCTGGACAGGGTGGGTTGCGCTTGCGTGGTTGCTGGTAGTGTTGGCAATCATTGGTGGCATCATCATAATTTCGACGGCCGGATATGTTGAAATTCCTCGCCAGAATAGCTTTGGTCGCGTTGAAACCGTGAGAGAACCCAATGTGTTTGTTTGGGCCATTGCTGTTGGACAGGCTGTTAGCGCCGCTATGTTGGCGGCTATTTTCAGCATGATTAATAGTATTTATCAGAACTCATGCGATCAGCTTGCTGGCGTCTCGTTTACAAAATCGGAGAGTAGTCAGGCTGTAAGCGATGTAAGGGAAGCCCAGAACGCAATCGATATTAATGCTGAGGATGCTTTTCCAGACAATGCTGGTTTGAAAGTTAAAGATATTCATACGGCGTCTCAACTGTATGGTCGTTTGCAGCCAGGCGATCACCTGGTGGCGGTTAACGGCCATCCTGTATATACAGAGATGGAGGCGGCAAAAGCGGTGGTGAAAGGTGAAAATAAGATCTTATTTATCAATAATGACGGTGAAAGAAAGATGCATCTCGTTATGATGAAGCCCGCTCCTCTCCATATTAAATTCGATACTTAGTTACATATACTAGTGCTGCAGGCCCGCCATTGAGCGGGCTTTTTTGTGCCCGTTTGTTGAGGTAATCCCATGGCCAGAAATAACTATCAAGCGGGCATTGTCATCACAGGCGATGCCAGCGGTGGCATTCGTGCCATCCAGAAAACGGGTAAAGAGTTAAATGAGTTAGAACAGCGCTTTCAGCGTAGCGCTAGCCAATCAAAGCGTTTTGGCGCCGATGTTACGCAGGCCGGGCGGCAACTCCACCATATTGATGACGGTGCGGTGGCTGCCGGTCGTGGCTTAGACGTGCTGCGCACCAATGTGGCAGGGATCGCGGCGGCGATGGCAACGGCGTTTGGTGCTGGCAGCATTATCAGCCAGGCGGGTGTTATTGCTGATATGGATGCACTCGCCAAAAGTATTGGTATGGGCACCACTGAGCTGCAGGCTTGGGATTATGCTGCTCAGCAGGTAAAGCTAAGTGGCGGGGCCATTGGCGATATTTTAAAAGATGTAGCTGAGCGAATTGGTGAGTTTTCTGCAGAAGGCACTGGCGAAGCGGCGGCGTTATTTGAAAACCTGAACCTTGAGATAAAAGAACTCCGCAACTTATCACCTGATCAGCAGTTGCTCAAAATTGGTGAGGCCATTAGCGGCCTGGGCCGTGGCGAGCAAATCAGCTACTTGGAGCGTCTAGGAAATGATGCCACGCGTCTATTGCCGTTACTTGAGAATAATGCGGAAGGTCTTCGTGCTCTAACGACAGAGGCTCGCTCGCTGGGCGTCGCCATGGATCAAGTCGATATCGACAACGCGATTCAAGCTGATCGCGCCATGGCGAAACTAACCGGCACCATGGATGGTTTTAAAAACCAACTAGCGGCGGATCTTGGCCCGGGCCTGGCGACTGCTGTGAGTGGGCTCACTGATTTTATCCAGGAGGCGGGCGGTGCTGCTGCCGTGCTGGATGATGTTCAAGACGTAGCGATGCTGACGGCTGCTGTAATGGCGGGGCGTTATGCCGGTGCCTTTGCCAGTTCTGCCTTAAGTATTGGGACTCACACCGCGGCAACGGTTGCCCAAACGCAAGCCGATGTAACGGCTACGAC